GGTACACACCTTCGTTTAAGGAAAACATATGAAGCCACGTAACCCAAAACATATGAAGACACCTAAGCCAAACATGAGGCGCAAAGACCAGTACAAAGAACTACAAGCTTTGGGGCGTGGCGGACAGTTTAATGACATGATGCATGCCTACCTATTATCCAAAGGGTACGAAGTAGATAATTTAGATGATACGATGATACTTTTCGCTGGTAATGCAGCACGCTACTGGCGTTTGTTTGTTGACAGCAACAACGGCGACGCTCGAACTGGTTTGGTTGAGCTTGAGCTTTATGACGAGGTAAACGGGCCTAACATTGCAGATACAGCTTCCGCCTATTCAGCAAGCAGTGTGCAAGCATTTACTACGGCTGATGCTTTTAACGGCGAGTATAGGGATGGTGACTCTGGAAGTGGGTCCCGTGGCTGGGTCGCAACAACAGGGAGCGACGAATGGCTGCAAGTTGACTTTGGCTTGGATAATGAAAAAGCAATCATTGGTCTTGGTATTACTAGTAGGGGCAGTACATATGGTCCGCCTCAAGCGCCAAACACTTTCCGACTACAGTACTCTAATGATGCAACTAGCTGGACAGACTTGTTCTCTGAGAGTGGTGTAGTCTTTACGAATGATATTTTCTTTAAGTTCTGGGAACCATCCGTAACTGCTGGGGGATTAGCCGCCACACCACATGGAGATCACGCTTATTGGAGATTGTTCTTCTGGTGTGACTCTGATCCTGCTATTGGTGAGGTAGAGCTTAGAGCGACTGCTGGCGGAGCTGACCAGTGTTCCGGTGGCACGCCATCTGCTAGTAGTGTCAGAAGTGCTACTTACCCAGCATCAGCCGCTTTTAATAATGATGGCGGAACAACTTTCTGGAGCGCAGATACTAACCACAAGTCTGCTTGGCTGGCTTACACCTTTGCAAGCCCCGTTGCTGTGGCTGAGGTGGCTATAACAGCTAGAGGTGATGGATTTGCATCCACCACTCCAGAAAGAATTTCTATACAGTACTCTGACGATGGTGCTGACTGGACAACAGCTTGGGGTATAACCAGCCAGTACTCTTGGGGTGTTGGTGAAACAAGAGTGTTTTTGGACACAGTAATTGTATAAGAGGAAAACTGAAAATGGAATTTGATACAGCAGGAATTATTTTTGTCTTAGTAATGGTAGTAGTCGTAGTAGCTGCTATCTCTGGCGTCGTTGGTTGGTTGTTCTAATGAAAAATATTATTGACGTAAGTAGACTCAAGGATAGTAGGGGGCGTTTGATTGTTCAGGGCCTCTTCCTTGAGGACAGTTATAACACGGACCTTGCAGTTTATACTTACGCTGACGAAGACAAGGATTACAAGGGGCACATCTATCCCTCTCTCAAGCGGCTCTATCTGGGACACATGGACCCAGTAGAATACAACTTTGCTGTAACGTACCTCGCAGGCTGGGGCCATTGGCAACGTCTTTGCAAGAACTCTGTTGTCAGTAAAGAGATTGAGAAATGGCGAGACGAGCTACGGCTCAAGCTTGTCAGTGAGGGTGTGAGTATGCTCATCCACCTCGCCACAGAAAAGGATAGCTACCAAGCTGCTAAGTATCTCGCAGACCAAGGTTGGGATGTACGGGAAAAAGGCCGCCCAAGTAATGACGAGATTGAGGGGCACATCAAGAAGGCTGCAGGTCTTGACGCCCAGTACAACACTGATGTTGTCTTGCTGAGAGAGCACAAAGGTACATGAGAGTACTAGTAGCTTGCGAATACTCTGGGACAGTGCGGGATGCCTTTATCCGGCGAGGTCATGAGGCAATGTCCTGTGATCTGCTGGGCACAGACTCAGAGGGCCCACACTATAAGGGAGATGTAATGGATGTGTTGGGTGACGGATGGGACTTAATGATTGCCCACCCACCCTGCACATACCTATCAGTCTCTGGCTTACATTGGAACAAGCGTGATAAGGAGAGAGCAGCTAAGACAGAAGAAGGCTTAGCCTTTGTGCAACTACTCCTTGACGCACCTATTGGTAAGATAGCCTTAGAGAATCCTGTAAGCTGCATCTCTACAAGAATAAGAAAGCCTGACCAGATAGTGCAGCCCCACCAGTATGGGCATGACGCATCTAAGAAAACTTGCCTATGGCTAAAGAATCTGCCAAAGCTTGTCGGTACAGAATATGTTGAACCCCGACTTGTTGGTGGCAAACCTAGATGGGCTAACCAAACAGACTCAGGACAAAACAAACTAGCTCCCTCTAAAGATCGCTGGAAAATACGCAGCACCACTTATAGGGGAATAGCAGAGGCTATGGCAGAGCAATGGAGTAACTAATGGAAAAATGGCTTAAAGATGCCTACGAACGCATAGACAATATGCCAGAGGCGGCAAAAGAAGTCAGGCGTACTGCCGAGCAGGATTTGTTCTTCTTCGCCAAGCTTGTTAACCCAGGCTATATGTATGGCTCAATCCACAAGGAACTATTCCGGTGGATGCAAGACTACAGCTTGTACGGCATTAATGAAGTAGACACAAACAACAAACTGCTAATGCTACCCCGTGCTCACTTGAAGAGTCACATGATTGCTACAGTAGTGCCTTGGCTTATTGTGCGCCACCCAGAGATTACTTTTCTCTACCTATCAGCTACAGCAGAACTAGCTCAGACTCAGTTGTTTGACATTCAGAACATTCTGCAGAGTGATGTCTTTATGAAATACTGGCCTGAGTACATCCACCCAGACGTTGGGAAGAGGCGTAAGTGGTCATCTACAAAGATTATCATAGATCACCCCAAGAGGATCAAGGAGGGCATCAGAGACGCTACTGTGGCGACTGCTGGCCTAACTACAAACACCACAGGTTGGCACGCTGATGTTATCTGTGCGGACGACTTGGTGGTCCCTGAGAACGCCTACACTATAGAAGGGCGAGAACTTGTCTCTAAGAAAACTTCACAATTTACTTCTATCCGTAACACTGGTGGGTTTACTCTCGCTTGTGGAACCCGATACCACCCTTCTGACCAATACAAGAAATTCAAAGACGCTACCTACACCGTGTATGACGACAAAGGTATCTCAGTAGCTCAGAAGCCAGTGTGGGATATTAAGGAATACCCAGTAGAGATTAACGGCCTATACCTTTGGCCACGTAGGGTTAGGGATGATGGTAAAGCATTTGGCTTTGACCGACAAGCTCTTTCCCGCATCGAGGCTGAGTATGACGACCGAGTGCAGTTCTTCGCCCAGTACTATAACAACCCAAACGACCCAGGTTCTGAGCGTGTTAGCCGAGACAGATTCCAATACTACAATCCAAAGTTTCTAACTAAGGAAGGCAGCACTTGGAGCTACAATGGTAATAGGCTTAATGTCTACGCTGCAGTTGACTTTGCGTACTCGCTGAACACTAAGGCTGACTACACTGCAGTAGTTGTTATTGGTATTGATGCTGATGGTAATATCTATGTGCTAGACATTGATCGTTTCAAGTCTATCAAGAACATTGAATACTTTAACCACATTGCTCGACTACACGAGAAATGGGACTTCAAGAAGCTGCAGGCCGAGGTAACGGCTGCACAGAAGACCATTGTAGAATCCATCAAGGATTTTGTGCGTGAGAAAGGCATGAGCCTTAAGGTAGAAGAGTTTCGGCCAAGCCGTGAGCAAGGAAGTAAAGAGCAACGTATCGCAGCTATTCTTGAGCACAGGTACGATAACCTAGAAGTCTGGCACCGCGAAGGTGGCTGGACAGAGGTGCTAGAGGACGAACTTATCCTAGCACGTCCACCACACGACGATATTAAAGATGCCCTCGCTAGCGCCGTCTCAATCGCTGTACGGCCTAAGAGGAGCATGATTAACACAATGCAAGACTTTATGAAACAGGGGCCTAGTTCTAGGTTCGGAGGCTACAGAGTATGAAGAAATCAACATCAGTAACAGAACTGCAAGGACTACTTGCACAAGATAATCCTTCAGAATGGATTAGTAATCTGTGGACAAAGTATAACAACGCACGTCTGCCTAAGCTAAATGAATGGTCAGAATGTGATAAGTATATCTTTGCGACAGATACAAAGACTACTAGTAACTCCGGCCTACCTTGGACACACAGCACTACTTCCCCCAAACTGACACAAATCCGTGACAACCTACATGCTAACTACATTGCATCGTTGTTCCCAAATGACAAGTGGCTATCTTGGGTTGCCCATACTAAGGACAGTGCAAAGAAGGAAGTATCAAAGACGATCCTAGCTTACATGGATAACAAGACCCGTCAGGGTAACTTCCGTGAGGTTATCTCTCGTCTGCTGTATGACTATATTGATAAGGGTAACGCATTTGCAATGCCTACCTTTGAAGCCCGTTACAATATGAAAGATGGAGAAAAAACTGCAGCCTTTGTAGGCCCCAAAGCTGTCCGTATCTCGCCTTACGATATTGTGTACGACCCAACAGCGGTAGACTTTGAGTCTGCCCCTAAAGTAGTTCGCAGCTATCTTACAGTAGGTGATTTGAAAAAGCTGGCTATTACGCACCCAGGGGAAACTCATTGGGAGGAAGCTTTTGAAGGTAGTATGAAACGTCGTAATGCCTGTGGTGTATACGGAGCAGAAGATTGGCAGAAGGCCTCTCAGTATGAGGTTGATGGCTTTGGTAGTCTTGTTGAGTACTACTCCTCAAACACTGTTGAGGTTCTTGAGTACTACGGGGACTACTACGATTCTGAAACAGATGAGCTTAAAGAGAATCGTATGATTACGGTTGTTGATCGTTCTTATGTTGTCAGAGACATTCCCATGCCTACGTACAGCGGACAAGCCGCTATCCGGCATGTAGGTTGGAGACTTCGCCCTGATAACCTCTGGGCTATGGGCCCGCTTGATAACCTAGTCGGCATGCAGTATATGATCGACCACTATATCAACATGGCTGCTAACGCCCTTGATCTAAAGGTTATGCCACCTAAGAAAGTAGTCGGAGATGTAGAAGAGTTTAACTGGGGTCCAAACGAGATTATCCACCTAGACGAGAATGGTGATGTAGTCGAGATGGCTCAGAACTTTGGGGACATCTACACCGTGCTTGAGTATGTACAGCAGCTTGAGAATCGTATGGAGATGTACGCAGGTGCCCCACGTGAAGCTATGGGTATTCGTACCCCAGGCGAGAAAACTGCCTTTGAGATGCAGTCCCTAGAGAACGCTGCTGGCCGTATTTTCCAAGAGAAGATCACTCAGTTTGAAATCTTCATGGAAGAAGTACTGAACGACATGCTTGAGGAAGCACACCGCAACATGGATCAGACAGATGTCATTCGTATTATTGACACAGGTCTTGGTGTACAACAGTTCAAGTCAGTAACGAAGGAAGACATTACAGCAGACGGCATCTTGCGTCCTGTTGGTGCTCGGCACTTTGCTCAGAAGGCACAAGAGCTACAGAACCTTATTGGGGTGTTTAACAGCCCGATGGGTCAGTTGCTTGGGCCACACACATCTGCTCTGGGTCTTACTGAGTTTATTAAGGATGTTATCGACCTTAAAGGCTACAATGTCTTCCAAGCTAACATTGCTATCACCGAGAACCAAGAGACTCAGGCGTTGGCGAATCAGGCTGAAGAGGATAATATTATGGCTGGTATGAACAGCGAGGAAGAAGTTATGATGCAGTCACAGATGGCAGGGGAGCTTAAATGATTAGTTCATACCTAGCAGGGGTACCAAAGGAAGAGCAAGCAGAAGTGAAGGCGGAGTATGAATCTGCCTTCCGCTTCCGCAAGCGACTCTTAGAAAAGCTTGAAAAAGAAGTGGCTACAGAGATAACAGCTATGCTGGGTGTCAGTAATTTCAACGCTAACGAGCAACTGGAAAGACTAGCTCGTATCAAGACCCTGAAAAAAATTCAATTATTTTTAAAATAAAATGTGACAAATCACCCTTTTTTTCAGTATATACCTATAGAGGGATACGATAGAGGTAGGTAAGGGGGGTTTAATATATAAGGAATATAAGTATATATAAGTATATCTACGGAGTAGTATACCTTATGTAATAAGTATACCTTATCCTACCCGTAAGAAAGATATTCTTTCTTTCTTCTTTCGTTTAACCTAACCCAATCACGGTGTCAGTAGGCTGTGAGACGTTACAGCTATTGCTGCCACCCAGCGAGAGGCTAGGCTAGGAATTACCTGGCCCCTCTCGCTAAACAATGTAGGAGACGTGATGACCAATCCGTTCGACGACGACAATTCTGGTGCAGACCAGAAAACCCCTGAGGCCCAAGCAGCAGACCTGCTATTGGAAATCAAGAACGACAAAGGTGAACCTAAGTACGCTTCTGTCGAGGCCGCCTTAAAGGCACTCAAAGAATCTCAAGGCTTCATTCAAACACTGCTCTCTGAAAAGAAAGAAGTGGGTGATGAGTTGTTTAACACTCAAGAAGAATTGAAGAAAAGACAAACCCTCGAAGAACTTGCTGAAGCACTTAAGTCAAAGCGACAACCCGCGGAACCCACTAAGACCCCAGAGGGGACTCCTAAAGGTGTAGCTGATATGGATATTGACGCATTACTGGAATCTAAACTATCTGCTCGTGAAACCATTCAACGAGAGAAAGTTAATCTTGAGTCCGTTATCAGTGCTGTATCCAACAAGTTTGGCGATAAAGCTAAAGAGCACATTCAAAGAACAGCAGAGCAACTACAGACAACCCCCGAGAAACTTAAGCAGCTTGCTGCTGAGAATCCGGCCCTGGCTCTTCGTCTACTCGACGCCCCTGGCTCTGAGTCTAAGTCCAAACCAACCACATCTACAGTTAATGCGCCACGTACCCTACCAACAGATAATGACATTCCAGTGTTTGAACGATCCGCCGCTCGAGGTGGTATGTCAAACAAAGAACTGGTTGACCGTTGGAAACAGGTTCAGGCGTACACCCACAAAAAACTAGGAGTTGAATCTTAATGCAACTAACAAGTAATACTCGCGCCTTTATTGAGGCCGAGCAGTATTCCACGTTCATTCTTACGAACTTGCACGATGGCTTGCTGCCTGATACATTCTACCGCAACGTCGCAGACTTCATGTCGGGCGATGTCCTTAACATTAAAACCATCGGTACAGTCACTCTGCAAGAAGCAGAAGAGGATGTCCCACTGGTTTACAATCCGATTGAATCGGGTGAAATCACGTTCCGCATCACTGAGTATATCGGTGACGCTTGGGCGGTTACAGACGACCTCCGTGAAGATGGCTCTCAGATTGACTCTCTTATGGCCGCTCGTGCCGCTGAGCACACACGCGCTATGCAAGAGCGTTTTGAGACAGACTTCCTGAAAGCTGCTGCTGCTCCTTTTGCTGCTGCAACTGATGGTGTCGCTGTAAACGGCTTCAACCACTTTGAAGTATCCGCAGAAACAAACAACATCTTCTCGATCAAACAGCTTGTCAAGATGCGCCTCGCCGCTGACAAAGCTAACGTCCCCTCCGCGGGTCGTGTGTTTATCGTAGACCCTGTTTGCGAAGCAACTCTGAACTTGAGCGTGTCTATCACTAACGACGTTACACAATTTGCTAACGACATCCTGCAGCGTGGCTTGGCCACTGGTATGCGCTTCATCAACAACTGGTTTGGCTGGGACATTATGACCTCCAACCGCTTGTTCGTCGGTGCTGCTAACGATGGTACAACTTCCATCGGCTCTGCTGTCTTTAACGTCGGTATGTGTATCCTCGACGACCAGCATAAGCCTATCATGGGTGCATGGCGTCGTATGCCTTCTGTCGAAGGTGGCCGCAACAAAGACAACCGTCGGGATGAGTTTGTAGATACAGCTCGCTATGGCTTTGGGGTACAGCGTATTGATACGTTGTTCTGCATCGCTACGTCTCCGACTGACATCGAATAAGGAGACTATTGATGGGTTATGAACGCACAAAATTTGGTAATGATGTTCTCACGGGTTCTGGCGGTAACGTCAAATCTCGGGTAAGTAATCATTACGGACCTCGCGACACGGGTAAAACTGTCGGCCTTACTTACTCGGATGGTTTCATTCGTGAGCTTTCGATTGACATTGATGGACCCACAGTTACGGCGGCTGAGTTTGCCCTTACTGTGGCCCCAATCCTGCCTGCGGGCACACGGATTGCGGACGTGTTTCTCCACGTCACCGAAGCCTTCGTGGCTAGTGGTACGACTCCTGCTATCGAGATTGGTACTGAGGGTAGTGAGGTCACTAACGGCTTTACTATTACCGAAGCCCAAGCTGAAGGTGTTGGTATCTACAACCTTACCTCTGCCCTCTCGGGTACGTGGGGCGCTGCTACTGGACTTGCTGCTGCTACAACTGTTGGCATCGCACTCAGTGGTACAAGTCCTGCCGTTACCTCAGCTGGTAAAGCTCGTGTAGTTATCCGCTACGTAAATATGTAAATAAAGAGGGGGGCAGGTGAGTCGTAAGACCCCTGCCCCTTTTTTTGTATTAGGAGACTAAAATGGCGGTGAAACCAAATCTTCTCTCTATCGTGCAGGACATCCTTGTTGACCTTAACGCTGATGAAGTGAATAGTATAAACGAGACTGAGGATGCAGAACAGGTAGCCCGTACTGTCAGGGCAACATACCGAGCCCTCATTATAAAGAATAACTGGCCCCACACACGTCGGGCTTTAACCATCTTACCACGCAGTGACACAGACTTCCCCACGCATATGTTGGTTAAGGAAGACTTGAAAGAGCTCATTTCAGTAAACTACAATAAGGCATTGTTGGGTGAAACCCGTAAACGGTACACGCTAGTCCCTTATCTAAACCCTGATGAGTTTCTGCGTAAGACTAACAAGAGAGATAACACTACAGCCGAAGTGGATGTTATTGTAGACGACTCAGGCATCGAACTGATGATTGCCAACAACCGTCACCCAGAGTGTTACACTTCGTTCAATGATAAAGACATGGTGTTTGACTCCTACCTCAGTACAGTAGACAGTACCTTGCAGATCAGTAAGGTGCAAGCTCAGGGCTACATTATCCCAGACTTCGTTCTCGAAAATACTCATGTTCCTGATCTACCTGCTGATGGATTTAGTTTACTTATTGAAGAAGCTACAAGCCGTGCCCAATTTAAGATGCGGCAGTTCATCGACACTAAAGCAGAGCAAGAAGCTGGCAGGCAGTCGCGTAAGCAGTCACAGAAATCTTGGACAGTTAATGGCGGTACACGATACCCCAACTATGGTAGAAGCTCCGGTAAATACAGCTCAAGGACAAGGTTGCAATGATGGAGTATAAAGGGTACAACGTGGTGCCTGCCCGTAATGCCCCTATGCTGCAGATTAAGGCTAAGGGACAAGGCATGGTGCCAGACCCACTCAAGGGCCACTACACCAGCCGCTCACAGGCCCATAAAGCTGTGGACCAATACTTAGCCAGTTTGCTGAAAGGGAAGAAACAAAATGGGAAGACAAAGAGTATCAGTACAGGCTAACCAATTTATTGGTGGCCTAAACACAGAAGCAAACCCGCTAGACTCTCCAATAAACGTAACTGTGGATGAGAAGAACTTTGAGCTAATAAGTGATGGCAGCCGCTCACGCAGGCTTGGTATTGGTAACGTACACGACCCGCTAGAAGTATACCCACCTTCGGGTGACATGGTTAATGGCAGCACTCCTTACGACAGGACACTGGGCTCCATGTACATATGGAAAACCCGTAGTAAAGAACTGTTGGTAATTGGCCACTACTATAGTATGTCTGTTCATGACTTAACCTTATTGCCAGCAGACACCTTACTTTATACTACAACCCTTGGTACAGTTGGGGAGAGGCGTCCTTCGTTCACAACAGTAAATGAAGAGCTTGTCCTAGCGTCAGGTGAGAGGACTGTTAGAGTATTCACCTACAACGGTACTGCAGTTAGTACAAGAACAGTCAACTTGTTAATCAGGGATTTTATTGGCGTACCAACAACTATCTCGTCTGTTGATCTCAGAAGTCCACTGAATGTGCAGGTCAGACCTGCAACAATTACGGCACAGCATAGGTATAACCTACATAACCAAGGGTTTGGTAGGGAGATTACGTCTGGTAACTCGAATGTAACGACAAAGATTGACCCAATTGCGGCCTTCTACGCAGCATCTGGCAGCACAGTATACCCATCTAACGCGGATTACCCGGGCGCTTTTGTGGGGCCTAACGCATTCTTTCAGTCTAACCGTACAATTGACCGTTACAGGGCATCAGACAACTTTAACACAACCCCAACACAGACTCCATCCCCTACTGGCTATTTTATTATTGGTATGAACGACCCTAATGCCCAGCGAAATATCGCTAGGGCAGCTAATATTGTTCGTAACCCACTACTTGCCTCTACAGCGCTTGACGTAGATAGTATAGTAGATGGTGATGGGCCAAGAGTAGTTGAATCTTTCGGTGGTCGAGTATGGTACAGTGGTTGGACTTCTTCTGAAGAGACTAACCTAGTGTTGTTCTCCCAAGTAGCTCCTACGACAGAGAAGATTAACCTGTGCTACCAAGAGGCTGACCCTACTTCTCCCATTGACCCAGATATTGTTGCCACAGATGGCGGCAGCATTGTGCTTGATGGGGCTATACGTATTAACGCTATGATCCCGATGCAATCTTCTTTGTTTGTATTCTCAGAGTCAGGTGTGTGGGAGATTCGTGGTGCGTCTGACTCAGGATTTACGGCAGAAGCTTACTCAGTCAAGAAACTCTCGGATAAAGGTTGCATAAGCGGGAACTCCGCAGTTCTATTTGAGCAAACTATTATCTATTGGGGAGAGGACGCTATGTACGCCGTAGTGCAGAACGAAGTTGGCTCTTACGTAGTACAGAATATCTCCAGGGATTTGATCCAGACATTGTATCAAGAGTCCACCAGAGAAGAGAAAGAAAGTTCGTATGGTTTTTATGATGAGCTTACTAACTCCTATCGCTGGGTGTTCAATGACCCCAGTTCGGCCAGGCCTGCTCGGGAACTTGTACTAAATACTAAGTACAATTCTTTTACTCTGAACTCGATTGAGAAACAGGGAGAGCAACGAGGTATCCTAATGGGTATCTCCGGTGCGGCTTTTGACCTAACACATAACCTATACTTTAGCTTACGTGTTACATCAACCCCAGCAAGTACTTATACACTAGTCTCCTACACTGAAGAAAGCTATTATGACTACGAAGGGTTCTTAGACCCAGCGTCTATTACTGGCATAGACTCAGGGGCATTTATGACTACTGGATTTGTAACAGGTGGTGACGCGAGACTTCGTAAGGAAATACCGAGGATCACAACTTACTTGAACCAGCTCGACGAGACTCTGACACGAGAAGGAAGTTCTTGTTTCCTAAGTTCACGTTGGGATTGGACTGAGGGTGTTGGTAGTTCTAGGTGGTCAACCCCACGTCAGGCCTACAGGCCACAGAGACTTGGTGAAGACTATGGTGTAGTTGTTACGAAGAATAGGATTAGGGGTTCTGGACATTCAGTAGCCCTACATTTTGAAGCAGAAGCAGGTAAGCCTTGCCATATCTACGGCTGGGAGCATAACCTTGAATCTGGTGTAGAGGAATAATATTGACAGTAATTGACAACGATGATATTCGTATGTCTTACACGACAAAGGGTGGTTTTGTGTTTCTACATTTGGAAGTGCATAACTGGTCTTTGTCGGCGTATAAGGCCATCAAACAATCTGTAAAAGAAGTCCGAGAAACACTGGCTAAGCAGGGGCATGAACTTGTCTTCGCTACAACTGCAGATGAAAAAATTACAAAGCTCTGGTCCAGAGCACACCCACTATACCAGCTTGATAAGTATGGCCCTAGGGGTAATGAGTGGATAGGGGCATGGGAAACAAAGGATGAATAGGTGGGCGTAGAAATATTAATGCTTGCTGTGTCAGCTGCCTCTGCAATTAATACAGTAAGAAACCAACGGACAGAAGCTAGCGCTCAACGTGAGGCTGGTAAGATAAACACCGCAACAGGTGAAGCAGAGAATA